AGTGAAAACGCCATAACAAACATAGCAAGAGGATTTGGTGTGGGTCTTGAAGGATATGGAGATGATATAGGGACTCTTAACAAACAATTAAGAGAAGATAGAAGAGAAGCAAGAAACACAATGTATAATCTTCTAAAAGATAAAAAATCTGAAGCACTAGCACAAAGAACTTTAGAGCTACAACAGATGGAAGGCATTGTGAATATCCAAAGACAACTTATTGGAGATAAAAGACAAAGAGCAACCGATGTCTTTAATCAAAGAATTGCAGAATTAAAATTTAGCTCTAACTTATTAAGTGCCGCCGCCGACATGCAGTTTAAAGAAAAGAATTTAGAAGTTACAAAAGATAACGTAGAAAAAACATTTAGGGCTGCTATATTACGAGCACAACCAGAAATCATATCACTACTAAAAGCAAAGGGTGATATGAAATTAAAAGATGGTATTACAAAAGAAATACCTTATGGAGAAGAAGGCTACTTAGATCAATATAAGTTAACACCAAAAGGCGAGAAAGCTATTGACGATTATCTAAAAGAGTTGAAAAAAGGTACTTCAAAGAGTTTAAATTCTGGAAGTGAGTTTAACGTAAAGAGACAAAATATAGCTACTACTGGACAAGTTGATATAGTTCCAAAGCCTCCAGGTTTTGGTGACGCTAGTGACGATATTAAAGAGTCTTATGGTATAGCTGGTACGCAACTATTAAAAGACTTA